TTCATACCAATGGGATGCGTCGGGTGTAGATATTGTTGGAGCTACAAGTATGACATACATATTAACACAATCTGAAGTTGGTAAAAAAATGCGCACCACAATTAAATATACCGATGGTCAAGGGACAAATGAAACAGTTTCAAGTGCTCAATCTGTCGTTATACAGAGTATAGTTACTGTTGTATCCAGTTCATCCGTTAATATCACAGATTACAGTCTATCTACTCTAATGCAAGTAATTCCTGCGTCCACAGCAACTGGACCAAATACATACACATATTCGTTATCCGGTACCGACGCAAGTTTATGCAGTATAAATTCATCCGGCCAGATATCGTTTATTGCAACTACAAAACCAATCGTAATAAAAACATACACTGTAACGGTGTCAGTAAGTGATGGACTTGGTTCAACGACTCAAAATATAAGTCTCAATGTACGCTACAATGCATCACAAGTTAAAAATAGTAGTGGTGTTACTGCGTCTCAAATGAGACTATTATCGTATACATTATCCGAAATTATTAGTGCAGGATATACAGGTGACCAAATAATACAATCAGGATTTACTGCGAATGATTTAAGTGGAAATTATTCTATAACAACCGCGCCAGTAATAAGCAATGTAAACTGTTCATTAAATTTATTGACTAAAATATACACATCAATAATAACATTCACAGATATTTCAAATATAATATTAAAATCATATCTATATTCAACTGACAGCGGATCAACCTGGACGTCTACCTCATCAAATAGTAGCCCGATAACAATTACTACTACCAGTATTCCAAACATAAGAATCAAATCGACATATTACAATATAATGTTTAGTCCTCAATCAGCATTATGGGCAGTATTGAATATAACCAGTACTGTATTTGGAAAAGTAACTGATGGGTATGTATCTGGTGCATCAATTACTGTAATAGATATGTCCGGTAATATATTAGCTGGTCCAGTTATAACAAATATATATGGCGATTTTTCAATAGATTGCAATAATCTACCTGCCTATTATATAGTAAAATGTGTAAATGGTAGGGATATTGCGACATTTTTATCATTAGATTATCCGCTAACAAACGTGGTAGATAAAACATTATTTGAACACGCTAGTATATCTGCATCAAACCTAACATTGTCTCCTATAACAACAATTGTGACAGATATAGTGAAAAGTCAAGTATCTTCAGGAGCAACAATAAATATTACTGCAGCAACTCAAAAAGTTGCAACAGCATTAGATATATCCGTAAATTTGATAGGAATAGATTATGTGAATACTAAAAATGTAACAGTTGCTGCGGCTGCTATAAAAATAGCGACCATCACAAATAGTATAGCGGCAGCAACCGGGTTACCTGCTACAAATATATCAAATAGTATTTCTAACATAATAAATACCACAATTACACCAGGTAAATTAGTAATAGATGCTTCTATGGCTAGTGCTGTTATAACCAAAACAGTTTCCACATTAGCAACGTTAGGAATAAATGTTGTAGTGGATAATTCGGTTAAAAGTTCTGTATCCTTATTAATAGCGTCTGTATCAGTTGCTATGGATGCACCACAAGCGAATATGACCACACTATACCAGACATCATTGGGATCAACTACACTTGCTAGTACTATAACCTCTACATCAGGCGATGTATCCTCACAATTATCCGCAGCAGTACAATCTGCTACTGTTGGAAATATAAAAGGAAATATTTGTTATCGACGAGGTACCAAAGTGGTAACAGATCAAGGGATAATAGAAATCCAGAAAATAACCGAGAAAAATAGTATAATGGGTAAAAAAGTATTATTATTATCAAAAACCGTAAACGTATATGATTATATGGTGTTGATAAAGAAAGGTGTATTATTTAAAAATGTTCCGAATGAAGATACATATATGACAGGAGAACATAAAGTATTTTACAATAGGGAAATGATAAAGGCTAAAAAACTGGTGAATGGAACTACAATACAAAAGGTGGAGTCATTGAACGAAGAAGTATACAATGTGTTATTGGAAGGAGAAACCATTGGAAAAATGATAGCAAATGGATTAATAGGAGAGACATTGAACCCGAAAAGTTTGATGATACAATTATTAATAGATTTGAATAAAATGGGATTGAAAGAAAGAACTGAAAGAATTAAATCTTTAAATAAAGATATGGTCGCCGTTCACACATCAAAATAATAGAACTCCGTAGCGTCAGTGGAGGCGAGCGACTGGAACACGGATGTGAGCAAAGTGGAGCGAGCCGTAGCCGAAGGCGCCGGGTCGCTCCAAAAAGGCATTTTTGAAACTGATTAAAGAGAGAACATAATAATATACATATAATATATTATTTTGATAAAGCAAAAAAATGGCTCTTATTAAAGAATGTATTCAATTAACAAAAAAATATCAACGTGAATATGGTGAAAGAACCATTGTTTTAATGCAAGTGGGTGCGTTTTTTGAAGTATACGGATTAAAAAATAAAGATACTGGAGCGAGCCGTAGCGTCAGTGGAGGCGAGCGACTGGAACACGGATGTGGGCGAAGTGAACAGAAGTGTTCTGATGTTATTTCAGGAAGTCAAATAGAGGAATTTTCCAAGATTTGTGATTTAAACATAGCGGATAAAAAATCGTCTATAGGAAATGATACTGTTATTATGGCTGGGTTCTCTCATTATATGATTGACAAATATCTAAAAAAAATACAGGAAGCTGGATATACAGCTGTAGTCTTTACACAAGACGAACAAACCAAAAATACCACCCGTAGTTTAGCAGGAATTTATTCGCCGGGTACATATTTTTCTCCAGATTCAACACATATTACAAATAATACCACTTGCGTATGGATAAATGTTATAGAACCGACAACTAGTTCAAAATATTTCGCAACAACCACACCGAAAACCAGTAAAATAGTATATGTTGGATTGGCAAATATAGACGTATATACTGGAAAAACATCTATTTTTGAATTTAAAGAAACATATATTAATAATCCAACTACCTTCGACGAATTAGAACGATTTATGTCTATTTATAATCCTAGTGAGGTAATCGTAATAGCAAATGTGTCTAATAAAGAAATAGATGATATAATTAGTTATGGAAATATTCAAAGTAAGAGTATTCACAAAATAAATTTATTAGAAGAGGGGAAAAATAATACCGAAATGATAACCCGAGTATTAAACAGTGAAAAACAAAATTATCAAAAAATGATTTTAGAAAAGTTTTACAATATAACAGATTTTGATGTGTTTTCACAAAATTTCTATGAAAATGTGATTGCAACGCAAGCATTTTGTTTTTTGCTTGATTTTATTTATCAACACAATCCAAATTTAGTGAATAAAATTAGTGAACCTATATTTGAAAATTGTTCTGACAGATTAATATTAGCAAATCATTCTCTAAAACAATTGAATATTATCGATGATAATAATTATACTGGAAAATATTCGTCTGTTGAGAAAATGTTGAATATATGTATTACATCAATGGGAAAACGCAAATTTGCGTATAATTTATTAAATCCTACTACAAATACAACACATTTACAAAAAGAATATGATATAACAGAACATATGCTTACACATTATTCTGAATACGATTTTTTAAAAAATAAGTTAAGTATTATAAAAGATATTTCAAAAATTGTTCGTCAAATTGTGATGAAAAAACTATCACCTAGTTCATTTTTCCAATTGTATAAAAATTTACACACGATTAAAGAAATATATTCGGTGGTTGAGAAAGATGATGTGTTTATTAAATATCTAACAACAACAACAACAACAACAACAAATAAAAATATAAAAAATATAAAAAATATAAACAGCGAACAAATTATATTATTTTGTAATAAAATAATCGAGTTTTTAGATAAAAACCTGGTCATCACATTATGTGAAGATGTGGATACTTGTCAACAATTTGAAACAAATTTCTTTAAAAATGGTATAGATAAAGAATTAGATGAAAAAACAACGGGTTTATCAGAATCGAATAATAAATTGGAATCGATTCGGCAATATTTTAATAATTGTATTTTAAAATATGAAAAAAATACGAAAACAACCGATTATGTAAAAATTCACGAAACAGAAAAAAATAATTTTAGTTTATTGGCCACCAAGCGACGGTGTAATATTTTGAAACAGATTTTTACCACAACTATGGGAGAAGGTGGGAGGAAAACGGAGGCGATAGCCAAAGTTTTCCGAGGGAACTCCGTAGACGTAGTCGAAGGAGTTGGGAGCGACCCGAAGTCGAATACGACGGGGAGTGATGGAACTCCGGAGACGACTGTCGTCGGAGTTGATTATAAGGGTGTTTTGTTAGAATACGTGTCTGCGTCGTCTGATCCACGTACGTTTTTATTCAAATCATCGCTTTCTCAAATAAAATTTGAAACGCAAAGCGCGAGTAATGATTGTATTTCTAGTTCTCAAATTGATGAGATATGTAAAAATATATCTACTATAAAAATTCAAATGAAAGATATTTTAATGACGACGTATCTGAAATTTCTAGAAAAAATGGAAATATTTGGAGACGAATTCGACGCTATTATAGAATTTATTACATCCATTGATGTAATATTCGCAAAAGCTACCATTGCTAAAAAATATAATTATTGTAAGCCTACATTGGTGAGCGCAGATAAATCATTTGTAAACGCACAAAATATGCGCCATTGTTTAATTGAACATCTTCAACAAAATGAATTATATATATCGAATGATATTTCTCTGGGGACCACTGAGACGTTGGAGCGAACCGAAGCCGAAGCCGAAGCCGAAAGCGCCGGTGAGCGAGGGAACTCCGTAGGTGGTAGCCGAAGGAGTTCTGTAGATGGTGTTTTATTATACGGTACAAACGCAGTAGGCAAAACCAGTTTTATTCGGTCATTAGGTATAGCGGTCATTATGGCGCAAGCAGGACTTTATGTTCCGTGTAGTTCTTTTCATTTTCAGCCATATAAATATATTTTTACTCGAATTTTGGGGAATGATAATATTTTTAAAGGTCTCTCTACATTTGCTGTTGAAATGTCCGAACTAAGAACGATTTTGCGGTTGGCCGATGATAAAAGTTTGGTTTTAGGAGACGAGTTATGTTCCGGTACAGAAAGTATTTCAGCGGTTAGTATTTTTGTTGCTGGAATACAAAATTTACACAAAAAGGGGTGTAGTTTTATTTTCGCGACACATTTACACGAAATCATTCATTATGAAGAAATTATGAATATTGATACGGTTGTATTAAAACACATGGCCGTTATTTATGATAGAGCAAAAGATGTATTAGTATATGATAGAAAATTGAGAGATGGACCTGGTGATAATATGTACGGATTAGAAGTTTGTCGGTCACTTAATTTACCTGAGGATTTTTTAACTAGCGCACATAATATTCGAATGAAATATAATCCTAGCTCAAATAGTGTTCTTTCTTTTAAATCGTCGCATTATAACGCAAAAAAAATAGTAGGAATGTGTGAGTTATGTAAAATAGAAATGGGGTCGGAAGTTCATCATTTACAGCATCAGAGAGACGCAAATGAGGATGGAAATATAATAAATAATGAAAAAAATATGGTTTTTCAAAAAAATAACGCAAGTAATTTAGTGACATTATGTGATGCGTGTCATACCAAAATTCATAAAGAAACGGGGACACATAAAAAAGTGAAAACAAGTAAAGGATTACAACTCCAAAATATATAAAATATTTTACAAATA